ACCGCTAAGGCTTGATGAGCCTCCACCATTGCCGCCATTACCAGTTGACATTCCAACTGATCCAGCAGTACCAGCATTACCGCCAGTGTTACCTGCATTGCCTCCAGTTGCACTTGTTGCACCTGTAAATGTAGTTGTGCCACCTGCTGCGCCTGTGCCTCCACCTGCACCGATTGCGTAGGCGATAGACGCTCCAGGAGTAGTAGTAAGGCTCGTCGAAATTACTTGTCCACCATGACCTTGATTACCAGTAACAGCAGTCGTGCTTATAGTTACTCCAGCACCGCCTCCACCGCCTGCACCAAACAATGTAGCAACGATGTTAGTGACCCCTGCTGGAACCGTCCAAGATGTGCCAGAAGTTAAAGTTACGACATTGCGCTTAGCAACAGGAGATGCTGGAACTTGTGATGCACCCATTATGCAATCTCCATTCCAGAGATGTGAAAGTTCACAGCCGCGTTAGATGCTCCACCCTTAATTGTCTTAGTTGTTGCAAGCACCTGCTTAAGGTCAATGTACACAGTAGAGTTGCCGTTGATAGTCGTTGCTGTGTGGATAGCAATGTCATCAAGTGCCATTGTGAATGTGTAAGAAGTTGCAGATGTGTTAGTTACCACGATGTTAGTCACAATCGCAGTAGTGCTGGCTGGCACTGTGTACAGCAGCGTTGTGGTTGTAGTTGTTGCTGCCCCACGAAATAAGGCTTTAGCTGTATTGGCCATTAGTATGCTCCCATAGTCTGTGCAATGAAGTTATCTTGGACTGTTAGATCCGCATCCGAACCCAATGTCCGAATGGCTAGAGCTCCATTTTTTACAAGGTCTGTGTTGTCAGGAGTATCCCAACCCCAATAAGTTGTCGTTGCCATTATACCAGTGCTCCATTCGCATCTTGCCACATAAGTGTAGCATTTACATCATTCCAAACCATTGTGTCAGGTGTGACTGTAGCCCACTGTGGCGGCACAATGGAGAACTCAACAGGGCTTGCATAGATCTTGAGGTCAACCCTTGAAGGTGTAGCACTCATAGTCCAGCCTTCAACAAAGCCACCAAACTCACCATTGAGCATATTGGTTGGCAGGTTAGTTAGAAGGATTGGCTCACCGAAGAATATGTTGATTAGGTTATCTCTCATGGCATCTGGCAAGTTAGGATCATCTAGCCTAAAGGTGACTGAATCTAGTTGAGTACGAGGCTCAGCTCTAAGGGCTAACTCTCTAGTCAAGAGGTCTGTCATGTCTGCTGTGTGCTTAATATTAGATTGAAACTTCTTAGCGAACAGACCATAAGTAGCAATGGAGGTAGCATCATCATCTGTCAGGTTAGAAGCATAATTATTATTGTAATCAACCGAAAGAGAATTGCGGATCTTGCCGATCTGTAGGATTGACCTAATGCTGGAAGGATAGGCATAGTTGGCATCTAGGTCTGTGTATCCATTAGCATCAAGATAGACAGTGCGATGATCTGCATCTGCAAAACAGACTCGACCTTGCTTGTCCTCGTAAATCTGCCCAATGCCACTGTCTGCAATAAGAGTCACAATGTCTGACATAACTATTGGATCAGCATTACGAGCGATCATCTCGTATCCGCCTGCATCAACTTCACCTGTAGTCAAGGATGTAAGGCTTGCGAAGATGTCTGAAAGTTGTGCGCCATCTAAGTCCTGAGTCAGCGCACCCGTCCAGAGAGCCTTAGGTAATTTAGCCAGTTGACCAACAGCCAAGACAGAGCCGATAGTTAAGAATCCTGTCTCATCTGGAGTACGAGCTGAGATGGAGAAGTCTGAAACCTCGCCACCGAATACATCCACATAAGTGCCAGTTGAATCTTTGACTTCTAGCTTGAGTGCATCTGTCACATCTATGTCAAAGGCAGTAGTGCCTGTGTTGACTATGTCCATGCGAGCATAGCCAGCCTGACATTGTCGGTCAATGTCTATTCGACCTACAGTAAGGTTAACCTGTTGCACATTGTTATAAACAGTAGTGCCAACAGTGATGCGCCAATCTGGATCCCATGTCATATAGCCAGCAGCCCACCTGTGCCACGGTAAGTTGACTGTCTTAAAGTATCTTCGATAACTCTAGCGATGGCTTCTGGATCTCCAACGCCTGCATTGACTGTCACATTGACAGTGCCAGCAGCAGAAGTGCCTGATACAGGTAAAGTTGCTGAAGGGCTAAAGGATGAGCTGAATTCTTTGCCGTTTGACTGGATGACTGTAGTAGCAACCATATTGGCGTACGATGACCATTCACGGCCATTAGCTTGGATCTGTGTGCCAATGGCGAACATGCCAGCAAGTACTTGATTGATACCACTTAGCCATGATGTAAATGGTGCTTCGCCTTTAAGGATGTCTCGAAGTTCAACAGTCTTTTTCTGTGCTTCATCTAGCAGCTTTGTGTACTTCTCGATCTGAGATATATTCTCATCCTCGATAGCCTTCATAAGCAACAAACGGACACGATCTTCTTCTGAAATCTTACCCTTGAGTGCTGCCTCAATTTGGATCTTCTGTAGGTCAAAGATAGCCTTAGCCTTAGAGATTTTGAGATTGTCTTTAGTAGATTTTGTCAAAGCGTTAGTTGACTTGAGTTGTGCAGCTGCTGCCTTAGCCGCTGCCGCTGCATCTGCCTTCTGAGTATCCTGTGAAGATACAGTCATTGAGATATTGCCTAAGCCCTTGAAGCCACCAACAGGGTTTTTCATAAAGAAGAAGTTCTGAGGGTCAAACAAAGACTTGGTAATGGCAATAGCCTTGCCAGTCTCACGAGTGAAGGCTGCAATGGCGTTAGATACTTTGCCTATGCCTTCGATGATTGGATCAATAGTGCTAGACCCTGAAGCAGTCTTGAGTGCATCGACAAAGCCTTTACCAATAGTCTCTTTAGCATTGTTAGCCGCTACTTGTAACTTGGCTAGTTCACCTGCATAAGTACTTGCTGCAAGTGATGCCTGTCCTGCGAAGAGAACATTGAGGCGTTGCTGGATCTCTTCGAATGAGGATGAAGTAAGTTCTGCCTTGCTGAGTCCTACGCCCAATCGGCCTAGTGCTTGATTCTGTCCTAGGTAAGCCTTCTGTAGGCTCTGTGAGACTTGAGTAAGACTCTTACCTGTACCAGCTGAGATGTCTAATGCAAGGTTAAGTAATTCTTGAGACTTAGTAACTGACAAAGTGGCTCGAAGGAATCTATCCATAGCCGGACGAAGTTCATCATCCAGCACACCTGTCTGTTGCTCTAGGCGCGAGATGTAGCCATTGACCGTTGCTGCGTTACTGCCGAAAGCCAGACCCAGGTTGTTAAGTGTCTGTCCTAATGCTCTAGCTGCCTTGTCATCTTCTGCAAATGCTTTGACTGCTCGACCAATGCCACGGACACCGAAAGCAACACCTAAAGTTGCAGCAAGTCCTTTAACACTTCTGCTTAGTTTTGCAGTGGCTTGATCTGCTTTCTTGAAAGCCTTTGCTCCAACAAACTCAGCGGCTATGTCAATTCTTACATCTGCCGCCATTATCGCACTCTCCGTTTTTCAAACTCAATCTTTGATTTTTGAATAGCTTTGACTACAGCTGCGTTAGCCTTGCCTTGATCTTCTGCCCATGCACGAAAGATTGCACGGCCTTTCAATTTGCGAGAAGCGCGACCTGCTTGACCTGCTGCTCTTGAATAAGCATTAACTATCTGGCCTGTTTGATTCATTGAGTCAATAAACTGTTGACCAGCGTTAGGGTTATTGCTCATGGATTGACCCTTGTTACCAGAGCGAGTCATCTTGCCATAATTCTCATGACGAGGAGCAACTACTCTAGACATAGGAGCTTGTGGTCTGCCTTGTGGATTAACGCGGCCAGCAGTCTCATAGATAGATCCAGAGATAGAAGCATTGACAATGCGAGCCAATGATCTAAATCCTTTGCGATTAGGCTTTGATGGTGTTGTCTTATACCCAATGCCACGCTTGGCTTCAGATGATGACCAAACTCGATTAGACCATGCACCGTTTTGATTGCTGTTAGCCCAACCACTTAAAGGTGCTGTGCTAGGAATAAAGCCACGCGCCTTAGTAGTAATTGGCTTAAGGATTCCAGCAATTTCCTTTTGAGTATTCTTAGCCAGATCAGGTGTGAACTTCTTCAAGGCTTTACGGAGTTCAACCGCGCCTTTTAATTCTGTTGGCATCGTTGACCTCCTTCGCTTCATCCTTGAGACCCTGTAACAATGCCTCAAGCATTGTCGGATCTAGCTCTAATAAGTGCTGTGGCGCAATCCCCAACCTAATGCTCAAGCGAGCAATTAGATAGGTGAATGGAAGATCGCGCTTTAAGCTAAAGGGTCAGAGTCCAACACTTCCACGCTGCGAAGCGTGTCAATGAACTCCAGCCCAAACGGCTTAACAGTTTCACCTGACCTGCGTACTATTTCCCACGACAACCAGAAGAGCATTGACTGCATCTCGTCTTCACGAAAGGCACGATGAAAACCTTTTTTGTGATGTAGCTCAAATGAGTATTCCACGCTAGGCGTGATGTCACCGATTAACTCACTTCCATCTGTACGAACGATCTTTAGTTTTGCCATGGTTTGCCCCTTTGTTAGTTGTTTAGAATGTGCCTGAAGTTGCTACTGCAATAGTTGAGTTAGCAGTAAATGTAATGCTTTGCATTCCGATGTCACCAACAGCACCATTGATGTCTGTTGTGTTGTTGATCAACAGTGAGACAGTGTACAGAGGGTTTGTCGCTGAGACTGCTGTCCCCTTTGTCTGTAGGAATACTGCTGTAACTGTTGTTCCCCATGCAGCCTGAAGTGTCGCGTTGACATTGGCTGCTGCTGCGTCTGATAAGAAGTCGATTGTTACAGTAGATGATTCCAAGCCCTTAACGAACTTGTGTGATGAATCACCCATTGCAGTTACTTCAAGTTCATCGAATACGCGGTTAAGTGTTACTGCTGTGACATGGTCTGAAAGATCAACAGAGTTAATCTTCACGCCCACATTGTTATTTAGAAATACAGCCATGAGATTATTCCTCTTCTTTCTTTGTAGTTGCT